AATAGAACATATAGCACACTTCTATAGTCTTCATGTTGATGATGATAGAGATGAGATATTACAATTTATAGCAGAAGATTTATTTTTTAAGGAGACAACAGCAATATGAAAGCAATACTAATAAACCCAAAAGAACAAACAATAAAAGAGGTAGAATATAAAGGAGACTTTAAAGAAATATATAGTCTTGTAGATTGTAATACTTTTGATTGTGTTTACTTGGACAACGTAGAGGTACTCTATGTAGATGATGAGGGCTTGTATGTAACAGATAATAGATTCTTTTCTATAAACAGTAGAGTCTTAGCAGGTAATGGATTACTACTAGGTTCTGATGCAGAAGGAGAAACTATAGGCACAGGTTTGACTTTACAAATGGTTAAGGATATGGTAGAATGGATGCCTATCGAACATGTTGAGACACCTTACATGTCTTTTAAAAGTTTTGTAGATTGATATGCCAAAGCTAAGAAGGGTAGATATGTATATCATGCGACAGTATGGTGAGTACTGTGATGAGTGTTTAAGATACAAAGACTTTCAAGAAACATTTAAGTCTTGGAGAAATAAAAACATAAAGAATTTAATAAAAGAATATATTAATCAAAGGAGATTAACAAGATGAGTGTAGGAGAAGCATTATTTATAATAGATTTATTAACCTTGATAGTAATTACTATAGGAGTACATTTACTATGGACGAAATAGGGTTTATGAAAATGACAGCAGATGAATACAGAAAATTTATTTGTTGGATAGAAGACAATGGTCAAGAAATGTATGAGAATAAAGTAGCATACGAAACAAGATGGGAAGCCGACATGTATTATGTAAGGCTTTGCGATGAAAGTATGTGCACTTTAGATGATATAGTGCTTGACATTGAAGAAGGAATAGGGTATAATACCCTCAGTTAAACAGCCAACAAAGGAGAAATTATATGGCAGTATTAGAAGGAAAAGCTTATTGGGCTTCGGTAACAACACCAAACACTACGTTTGAGCCTGTGTATACAGTGGATGTAGTAGTGAATGATGAAGTTGCTAACAGCTTTGAAGCTCGTGGGTTTAAAGTAAAAGACTTATCTATTAAAGATGAGAACGGTGGGCAAACACCTGTTGGAAGAGCCTTGACAATAAAAAGAAAAGTAAACGGACCGAATGGCATGGTAAGAAATGCACCTAAACTTTTTGACAAAGAGAAGAATGTGATGGATGACATCATAGGTAATGGTTCTCATGTTAAGGTACAGTACAATGAGTGGGAAGTTGATAACAAGTATGGTGCGTTCAAAGGATTGGACTTACAAGCCATGCAGGTACTTGACTTAGTGGCTATGAAGACACAAGACGGTGCTGAACTTAACCCGTTTGGAGACGGGGAGGAATTTTAGTATGATTATTACTATAACAAATGACGAAGGAATAACATCTTATGATGTTAATAATATAACAGACGAACAAACTAAAGCTAATGCTCGTGTAACTATCAATAAAGTTACCACATTAGAAGTTGTTCTTGAAGCTTTAAGCTTTGCCGGTGCTACTCACAGGGGTAATCTTGAAACCCTCTTGAAGGATTCTCCTGAAGCAATGGTAGAGTCTGAAGAAGAAACAGTTGATGAGGACGCTTCAAGCGAAACCTAATTAACTTTTCTTATCTCCATCTAAAGCCACTCTCTAATACAGGGTGGCTTTTCTATTTACAAGAGGGTAAACTATGAAACAAAGTACATTTATAAAATATCATGTTCCGTGTCACGAATGTGGTAGCAAAGATGCAGTATCAGTAAACGCTGATGGCTCTGCAAAATGTTTTAGCTGTGACAAATTCTATTCTAACTATGAGGGAAAAGTAATACCAATGGATAAATATATACAACAACAACCGAGTCCTGTTAAACAACTCAATGCTCACGGTGGAATTTTCGCCAAGCTAACTGACAGGAACATCTGCAAAGAAACAGCAGAAAAATATGGAGTTAAAGTTGTCTTCGATTCAGCAGGACAATTGGCTCAACATCTATATCCCTTCTATATTAATCATGAGCAATGTGCTACAAAGATTAGATATGTAAGGGACAAACGCTTTAGCTTTGAGGGTACTATCCAAGACTCAGGTCTGTTCGGACAGAATCTTTTCAAAGAGGGTGGTAAATATCTTACGATTGTAGAGGGTGAGTGTGATGCTATGGCTACATACGAACTACTTGGTAGTAAGTGGGCAGTAGTCTCTATCAAAAGAGGGGCTGCTTCAGCCGTGAAAGATATCAAAGAGAGCCTTGAGTATGTAGAAAGCTTTGACAATGTTGTCATATGTTTTGACAAAGACAAGGCAGGTATGGAAGCATCACAGCAGGTAGCTAGTATTATCAAGCCCGGAAAAGCTAAGATAGTTACGCTTCCTAATGGGTACAAAGACCCTAACGATATGCTTAGTCAGGGTAAACATGCTGAGTTTACAAGGTCTTGGTGGGATGCCCAAGTCTATACTCCTAGTGGAATCATTAGGGTATCAGAAAAGAAAGATAAGTTTCTTAACAGAGAGACTAAACAAAGCGTAGCTTATCCTTGGGAAGGGCTTAACAAAAAACTCCTAGGCTTAAGGGCAGGAGAACTTGTAACCCTAACAGGTGGCACAGGTTTAGGTAAGTCTAGCATCACAAGGGAGCTAGAGCATTGGCTTATCAACGAGACAAAAGATAACGTAGGCATCATTGCTTTAGAAGAAGACTGGAAGCGTACTGTTGACGGTATACTTTCTATCGAAGCAGAAGATAAATTGTTTATAGATAGTGTCCGTGATGGCTATTCAGAAGCATCCCTATCAACCATGTTCGATAAAGTATTTGACCAAGACAGGGTATTTATCCATGCTCACTTCGGTGCTAATGATATCGATGCAATCTTTGCAAAGCTTAGATACCTAATCGTTGGGTGTGATTGCAAGTGGGTAGTCGTTGACCATCTACATATGCTTGTTAGTTCTATGCTTGACGGTGATGAACGAAAAGCTATTGACAGTATCATGCACAGACTTCGTAGTATGGTAGAAGAAACAGGTGCTGGTATAATTCTGGTCTCTCATCTTCGTAGGATTGAGGGTAACAAGGGTCATGAGAACGGTGTAAGTGTAAGTCTATCACACCTTCGTGGCTCTAACAGTATTGCACAGCTATCAGATTGTGTCATAGCCTTAGAAAGAAACCAACAATCAGACGATGATTTAGAAGCACGAACAACAAAGTTGCGTATACTTAAGTCAAGATATACTGGTGATGTAGGCATGGCTTGTTCGTTGGTATACAATAAAGACACAGGTAGATTAGCTGAGTACGAGGATTTTGAAATTCTAAACTCTAAAGCAGAAGACATCATACCATTTTAAAGGAGAAGAAATGCAGTTAGTATTTGACATAGAGACGGACGGCTTAGACCCTTCAGTTATATGGTGTCTCGTAGCACAAGATGAACTCGGTAAGTTCTATCACTTCTACGAAGACACACTTGACGAGGGCATTAAGTTCTTACAAGAAGCAGACATGCTTATAGGTCACAACATCTTAGGATATGACATACCTGTAATCAAGAAACTTACTGGTGTTGATTTGTATAAAGCAGAGAAAGTAATAGACACCCTTGTTTTATCTAGGCTACTGAACCCTACAAGAGAGGGAGGACACAGCATAGCTAAGTGGGGTTACAAACTAGGGTTACCTAAGAAAGATTCTCCTGAGTGGTCTGCGTTTACAAAGGAGATGTTATCTTATTGTGAAAGAGATGTAGATATAAATTATAAATTATTTAATTATTTGAAAAAAGAATCTTTAGGTTTCTCAAAAGAATGTATAAAGTTAGAACACAAAGTTACACATATACTTGAACAACAAAAGAGAAACGGTTTCTTATTCAATGATGAAGAAGCAATCTTCTTGGCATCAGAACTAAGCTTTAAGTTACAACAAACAGAATCTAAAGTTCACGAAACATTTAAACCTATTTGGATAGACGATAAAAAAGTTATACCTAAACTAAAAAAAGATGGTAAACTTTCCAAACAGGGATTGACAGAACAGGAGTACTCTGATATAATAAAGGGTACGCTTGAACAAAAACCCTTTATGAGGAAGACACTTCAAGAGTTTAACCTAGGGTCTAGAAGACAGATAGGTCAGAGATTACAGGAACTTGGGTGGAAGCCTAAGAAATTTACTCCTACTGGTCAAGCTATTGTAGACGAGACTACTCTAAAAAAGATTACCCATATCAAAGAAGCACAGCTTATAGCAGACTTTCTTTTGTATCAGAAAAGATTAGCACAGGTTCATTCGTGGATAGATGCAGTCAAAGATGATGGTAGGGTACATGGGTCTGTCATATGTACTGGTGCAATCACTGGTCGTATGGCTCATAGAGGTCCAAACATGGCACAAGTACCTGCTGTTTACAGCCCATATGGTAAAGAATGTAGGTCATGTTGGATTGTACCAAAAGGTTACAAGCTTGTAGGTATAGATGCAAGTGGATTAGAACTTAGATTGTTGGCACACTATATGGCTGACGAGGATTATATAAATGAAATTATCAACGGAGATATTCACACAGCTAACCAGCAATTTGCTGGGCTTAAATCAAGAGATGAGGCAAAAACTTTCATCTATGCACTCATTTACGGAGCAGGAGATGAGAAAATTGGAAGCATCATTAAAGGAAACAGAGCAGATGGTAAGCGATTGCGAGAACGGTTTCTTACTGGTCTACCAACACTTAGAACTCTTAAGGAACGAGTTGACAGAGCTTCGGAGAAGGGATATCTCAAAGGGTTAGATGGTCGTAAGATTTTATTAAGGCACAAACATGCAGCCCTTAATACTTTATTACAGGGTGGTGGTGCTATTGCCATGAAGAAAGCACTTGTTATCCTCGAAGATAACATAAGATTAAATAGTTTAGATGCAAAGTTTGTAGCTAACATTCATGATGAGTGGCAGATACAGGTGATAGAAAGCCAAGCAGAATTTGTAGGTAAGCTAGGTGTAGAAGCATTAGAAAAAGCAGGAGACCACTATAAGATGAGGTGTCCTTTAACAGGTGAATATAAAATAGGAGATAGCTGGTATGAAACCCACTAAAGAAAATAGAAAGAAGTTTGACCTTGACTTAGCTTACGGTACAGTAAGAGAAGAAAAGATAGCAGAGATGTTGACGGATAAAAAGATAGAAGTAAAGTCTGAGAAAGACATGTGGCAAAAGACAGGTAACATATGTATAGAGTATGAGTCATGGGGTAAGCCTTCAGGTATCAGAGCTACCGAAGCAGACTATTGGTTTCATAACCTATGTGTTGGAGACAACGAGTTCTGTACTCTTGTGTTTAAAACAGATGTACTTAAAACAATCGTAGATAAACTAGATACATTTAAAACTGTGTGTGGTGGTGACCACAAGGCAAGTAGAATGTTCCTTGTTAATCTACAAAAACTGTTCTCAACAGATGTAATCAAAGCCTTTAAGGAGGCAGAAAATGATAGCAAAAAAGCTAAGTAGTTTAGTACCTGATATCTATGCCGTGTTAGATTCTCTAACCGATGGTGCAGAACTAGATATCTCCGAAGAAACATACGAAGAGTTTGGTAAAGAGATGGCTGATGCTTTAAAGCATTGGGCTACACCTCAAGACAGAAGCTCTAAGGCAAATCTAAGGATGTCTAACATAGGTAAACCTGAACGAAGACTATGGTATGATGCTCACACTAGCTCGGACACAACTGAAAAGTTAGCACCGAACACACAGATTAAATTTCTGTATGGGCATTTACTTGAGGTTTTACTTTTGTTCTTTGTTAAACTATCTGGACACAAGATAACCTCTATGCAAAAAGAGATTACAGTCAACGGTATTAAAGGACACATGGATTGTAAGATTGACGGAGAAGTTGTTGATGTTAAGACAGCTTCGGGTTATGCCTTTAAGAAGTTTCAAAGTGGTGGGCTATCAGACGATGACCCATTCGGATACCTTGCTCAGTTAGCTGGGTATGAAGAAGCAGAAGGAACAAGTAAAGGTGGCTTCTTAGTTATGAATAAAGAAACAGGTGAGCTATGTACTTACATCCCTGATGATTTAGAAAAACCTAACATAGTATCTAGGATAGAGAGGGTAAAAAAATTAATAGTGGCAGACACTCCACCTGATTTTTGTTACGAAGATGTAGCCGAAGGACTATCAGGTAACATGAAACTAGCTAAAGGATGTGGCTGGTGTCCTCACAAAATAGAATGCCATAAAGGGGCTAACGATGGGCAGGGGTTAAAAGCGTATAGCTATGCTAAAGGTCCTGTATATTTTACAAAGGTTGTTAAAGAACCAAAGGTTGAGGAAATACTAATATGAGTGGAAAGAAATCAAAACAAATAAGAAAATTATCAGAACAGTTTGTAGTAACTTGGTTGAAGTCTATGCTTACAGACAAAGAACAGAAGAAAGTATCTATAACTAACTTCAAACAATACTTACCTGAAGAGTCTCACTTCTATGCAAATAGAAAGCTAATGGTTTCAGCTTACACACCTCGTTGGTTTGCTAAGTTGATTAAGAAAGTAGCTGTAAACAAAGAGCTTAAAGATATTACTTACTCGGATGTTAGCTAGTGGTTGGATTTAGAAAGCCTAGAAAGGTTCGTCCTAAAGAAAAGGATGTGCCTAAAGGGTACGACTCTAAGTGGGAACATACCTTACACACTACTATCTTACAGAAGTGGGAGCATCATACAAACAAAGTGCCTTACATAGTTGAGCATAAATATGAGCCTGACTTTGTTAAGACAATAAAGGGGAAAGAATATTTGCTTGAGGCAAAGGGAAGATTTTGGGACTACCAAGAATACAATAAATATATTTGGGTAAGGAAAGCTTTGAAGCCTAACCAAGAGTTAGTGTTTCTTTTCCTTAGTCCTTATGCACCTATGCCACAGGCTAAGATGAGAAAGAACGGAACTAAAAGAAGTCACGCTGAGTGGGCAGAGATAAATAACTTTACATGGTATAGTGAAGACAGCTTACCAAACACATGGAGAAAAGATGAATTATAAATTCAATGAAGACGAAACAATAAAACAAATTAAAAGGTATGTAGATAGTACTTACAACCAACACTATGCTTACGGAGACTACCAAGCTACAGATGTTATCTTTGATAGTGGACATGGTGAGGGGTTTTGTATGGGTAACGTCATAAAGTATGCCATGAGGTATGGTAAAAAGAACGGACACGATGAAAAAGACTTGCTAAAAATAATACATTATGCTATAATGGCTATTCATTTACAGGACACAACAGATGATTGAAGATAAAATAGGAACTAAGCCTTACTTAGGAATTGAAATAGACTACGACAAAGAAAAAACCTTTGATAAATTTAGTCTCGACACATTAAAAGATAGATATTTTTGGGAGAATGAAACACATGCACAAGAAGCGTTCGCAAGAGCCTCAGTCTACGGAGCAACCTTCAAGGGTGTCACGGATTTTGAGTTGGCTCAGAGACTTTACAACTACAGTTCCT